TGTATTCGCCTTTGGCTATGGTCATTGTGTCCCGGATGGTGTTTGGGTCGTTCATGGAAACTGAACGGTTCGAGCACGGCTGGCCGTCGTGCGTTGGGATCAACGTAGACAGTTCAGACTGGGACACTCGGCAACGAGCCATGCGAGCAGGAGGACGCACCCGTGCAATGGCCGCTGACTATGGTTATTTTGACTCGTTGTCGAATGACCAGGTGTTGGAGGCCGTGAAGCGGGTGACAGATGCTTACTACGGAGACGTGGGTCCTCGTGTCATACGCCATTTAATTTTGGAGAATTGCATGAAGGCCAACCTCATTTTGGGGCAGTACGTGATTACGAAGAGCGTGGGAGGAACGACGGGCAACCCGTTGACAGTTCATTGGAACAATCTGATGAACGAATTCTTTCTGCGCTGTGCGTACCGCGCCAATGCTCTGTCACGAGGTTTCGACGACTTTGCGACTCCAGCATCTTTTGACAAGGAGGTGTTTCTGTGTCTCTACGGGGATGACAATACAAGCACATTCACGCCAGAGGTCCAGGACTTCTACAACTTCATGACGGTGAAGGACTATTTCCAGCAACATGGGATTGTTTTCACCACGTCATCGAAGGACGAGGCAGACGAGCGTCCCTTTGTAACGGTGGACGAGGTGGACTTCCTGTCGAGGAAGACAAGAGTGGATCCCACGCAAGAACTGGGGGTCACATACTTGTCCTACTCGTACAAGGAGGACTATCGTTCGTTGGCATGGAGGTCATCGAAGTTGGACGAAGCCATGGCGTTGTCACAGAACGCCATTGGAATACTCTTTCGATCAGTTGGACTTGGAAGCAAGGGCTTCGCTGAAGAGAGGCATAAGCTATATATGGCCCTACACGACGTGGGGCTACAACCAGCTTTGCCTTCGTGGGAGGATGTTTCGAGAAACTTTCACACGCGATTGTACAATTATACGTTTGACGATGCACGCTGGACAATCTTTGATGAGATCAACTCTGTCAAAGACTACCAGCTGTTGTGTTATCCGTGGAATGTGCCGTTGCGAGTGCCAGCTACTCCGCCATGGTATCTTGGGG